ACCGGAGGGTCCACGGGCGGGGGTGAGCCGGGTAGCAACACTGGGGGTCCTGGGTACGGTGGTTCCGAAGCAGGTGACGAAGGCGGGGGTATGGGCGGTCCTGGGGGCCAAGATGAATATCGGTTTGACGAAGTAGAACAAGAAGTAGAGGAAAAGCCAACAGATCCCTATGAAGGCTACACCTATGTTAAGGGTATTGGCTACGTACCAACATCACGTAGGGCGACTTCCGATAAACCTATTGAGTCGGCTTCAGTAGCTTTATCCTCTATTTTTACACCCGGTTTTCTAGGGACTATCGGGCTTATGAGTGACCCTAACAAAGATCTATAAGGGTCAAGACTGTGGGCTACCCTATACCCCTCTCGTGGTGAGAGGCTACTAGAGGCCCCCAAATGGAGACTACCATGTCTGTGGTTGCAGAAGTAGAAGAAAATAACTATACTACTATGAAGTACCGGAACAACCGGGTGGAACAGGACGAACGAGAACTAGCAGAACTAGAAGCAGAACGAAATAAATCCCCTGAACAACGCGCTGAGGAAGAGGAGGATGTTAACCTTGATGCGGAAGAATCTACATTTAAGAAGCGTTATGGAGACCTTCGACGCCATATGCAGCGAACTCAGGAGGAAAACACTCGCCAACTACGACTACTACAAGAACAAGTTGAATCTCTTACTAAGAAACAAGTTAAACTTCCTAAGTCCGACGAGGAACTTGATGCGTGGGCTAAGAAGTATCCAGACGTTGCTAAGATCGTTGAGACTATCGCTACTAAAAAGGCTATGGAAGCGCGTGGTGAAGTAGATCAGCGACTAAAGCGAGTTGAGGAACTAGAGACTAAGATTGCGCGAGAGAAAGCTGAGAAAGAACTGGCCCGACTTCATCCAGACTTTGATGAACTACGCCAGGACAAGGCTTTCCATGAGTGGGTTGCACAGCAGCCTAAGTGGATTCAGAGCGCACTGTATGATAACGATACAGATTTCTTAGGCGCTTCTAAGGCTATTGACCTGTATAAAACAGAGAATGGCCGTAAGAAGCGCACCAAGGACACCGACGCAGCCCGGTCAGTACAAACCCGGAACCGTCGAGAAGATATAAGTGATGGCAAAGTCACTTGGTCAGAATCTCGAGTTAAGCGTCTAACAGCCCAAGAATATGAAAAGTTTGAAAAGGATATCGAGAACGCTATTCGTTCCGGTAACTTTGGGTATGATATTTCTGGTGGTGCTAGGTAATTTTTTACTTGACACCATTTTAGAACTAGACTATAATAGTGCATATTAATACCAAAGCACCTCCCTCGGTCGGGACCACTGCTTACAATTCGACAGCGGCTAACCTTTGCTTTCAACTACCTGATAAACTAGGCCGGTTTAATTGCCCACCCTATTCTTTGTCAGCCTTGGATGACCGACGTTAGCTCTTTTCCGCGCTTTTTGAAAGGAGAAAACTCATGGCATTTAAGAGTGCGGCAGGATATGGTAACCTTCCTAACGGTAACTTTAGTCCAGTTATCTATTCTAAGAAGGTACAAACTGCCTTTCGGAAAACCTCAGTAGTTGAGGACATCACTAACAACGACTACATGGGCGAAATCTCCAACTTCGGTGATTCCGTTCGGATTATCAAAGAGCCAGAAGTCTCTGTTCAGGCTTACTCCCGTGGTACACAGGTTGTCCCACAGGATCTGGACGACGAAGATTTCACTCTTGTTATCGATCAGGCAAACTACTTCGCGTTCAAGATCGATGACATTGAAGCTGCACATTCTCATGTGAACTTCGAATCTCTTGCTACTGATCGCGCTGGTTATCGCCTTCGTGACCAGTTCGACCAAGAGATCTTCGGTTACATGTCCGGTTACAAGCAGGCCGTTTTACACGCCAATGCTAGTGCCGCTCGTGTCGCTGCTGACAAGTCTGGTACTGATCCGGTGTCATCCGATGCTGATGGTCTTCTTGCTTCCATGAAGCTAGACCTCGGTACATTCGGTGGTTCTACCGGTAACTCAATCCCAGTAGGTCAGAACACCAGTGCTATCTCACCACTGGCTGTTATCAACCGTATGGCTCGCAAGCTAGACCAGCAGAACGTTGATCGTGACGGTCGTTGGCTAGTTGTCGATCCGGTCTTTGCCGAGCAGCTTAATGACGAAAACTCAAAGCTCCTAAGCAATGACTTTGCCGGTCGTCAGGATGCCGGTGATATCCTCCGTAACGGTCGTATCATCGATGGCATGGTTCGCGGTTTCCGCATCTACATGTCAAACAACCTGCCGACCATTGGTACTGGTCCGGGTACTGTCGCTACCGGTGGTTCCGCCACTAACTTTGGTGTTATCGTCGCCGGTCACGACTCAGCCGTTGCTACCGCTTCTCAAATCGAGAAGGTAGAGACCTATCGCGACAATGACAGCTTTAGCGATGTTGTTCGTGGTCTGCACCTTTATGGCCGTAAGCTGCTTCGTCCAGAGGCAGTCACTCGCGCCGTTTATAACGTGTACGAATAAGGGAGGTATGAATCATGGCTTATGATCTAACTACTGGTTCCACTACCAACCACATGGCACGTTCTGGTGCTAACGTACCCTACACCGTAGAAAAGACTGTCTCTATGTCTGAGGCAACCACGGTTAAGGGTTCAGCCCTTGCTACTGCTGACGTTCTTGAAGTTATTCCAGTTCCTGCTAATACTCTCCTGCACGGTGCTGTGGCTTACATCGAGACCGTCGATTCTTCAACTGGTGCAACCTTCGACATTGACGTTGCTGGTGGTGACGACTTTATCGATGGCGGTGACTTCAACACTGTCGGCTGGGCCGCTGCCGGTTCAAACGGTCTGCTTCCCTTCGGAGCTAACTCTGTTATCGTTGATACGGCTGATACCATTGACGTAAAGCTAAACGTTGTTGGTTCTGTCTTACCGGCTGACGGCGTTATCCGTGTTGTTGCTTACATGTCTGACCTTGCTGAGATCCCCGGTCCGGCCGAGGTTGGTCGCGACTTCGCCTAACAAACTTGGGGAGATCCTTCGGGGTCTCCCCTTGACTACTTGGAGATTGCATGGTAGAATTACGTTGTTCTGTTTCGGAAGATACTCTCAAGTCTAATTACGAGATTAACAAGAGCCGAAAACTACCTTCCCTTTCTAAATTAAAAAATAGTCCTCATAAACTTTCGATCGAAGTTGATATTTGTGCAGCAGGCCCTAGTATCCGAGGATTTGAGGAACGAATTAAATCTAGCAAGAACGACGTATTCTCAGTAAAAACCGTAAATTACCTAACTAACCTGGGTATTGATCCGCGATATGCGGTTACTATAGACCCCAAAGAAGACAGAGGCCGGGTCCAGTTAAATAAAAAAACAAACTATATAGTGTCCTCTCAATGTAATCCAAGTTTTTTTGACGCGCTAAAAGGTTATAAGACATACATTATAGACGCTATAATCACTAAAAATTGGTGTCCTTCTGACAAGTGCGTATCTGCCGGGTCTAACTCCACTATTCATGCTATTCTATTAGCGGTATGGCTCGGGTACAGACATATCAATCTTTACGGTTTTGACTGTGGCTATAGCTCTGATCGAGAAGATTATCGTGTAAATAGGGAAAACGTACACGACGATACTAAAGATCATATGCTTATCTCCTGCCCTGATACTGGTAAGGTTTACCGTACTACTACAGAATATGTCGGTATGGCAGAAGAAGCCATGAAAATTATGCAGATTCTGTCTCGCACACACGGTGTTAAATTTACCGTATACGGCGACACAACTCTATCTTGTATCCTAAAGCATAACTTAGATAAAGAAATATACGAAATAAATAAAGATTTCCCTGTTCGCTGGTTAAAGGCTGCTTAAATGGCAACAACTTTCCTAACCTTGGTTAATGATACTCTAAAGCGGTTGAATGAAGTCCAGCTTACTTCGGACGAATTTCCAACCGCTATTGGTTTTCATGCCTCGGTAAAGGATGCAGTCAATATCGCTCTGGAAGAAATTGGTCAAGAGCAGTTTGGATTTCCGTTTAACCACCAAACCGGTT